GAATAATCTAATTTTATTACAACGTTAAGGAAGGGAACGGAGCAGATTCTCCATCTCCTACAGTTGTTTCGTTTTCTACCAACTGAGTTGCAACACGAGGAGGAATTGTAGGTTGATCTACTGATAATTCACCATCAAATACTCTCCAGAATTGATATGCTAATGTTGCTTGAATAGTTTGAATAGCTCCATTATCCTTAATGTCAAATTGAGAGTCCGCAAGCGCTTGTACATAAGCCCCATATAAACTATACGTACGAATTGGTAATAAACGCTTATTCAATAATTGCAAACTCAACGTATATCCTGCTTTTGGTGTTGAATATTCTCCACGAGAAGTATCTACATCAAAAGTTCTTGAAATTGCTTTTTCAAGAGTATTTCTGAGTTGATAGTCTGCGTCGCAACGGAAAGTTACATTGTATCCAGCTGAGCCAGGAAACGAAACTGTTCCTGGAACATTGAAGTTCATCCCCATGTAAGGGACAGGAATGTTATTGATTTGTTTTCCAGGAAGGGTTGCAGTTTCCACGTAAATTAACTCATTGGGTCCAAAGTTAACATTACCAAAACTAACCATTCTAAATTGAAAAAGTCTAGCAAAGTCTTTGGCTTGAGCTGTTTGATAAAAGTTTTGTATACTCATATTATTTATTTATTTATTAATTGTTAGATTAACTCCTGGAAGTTTTGGCTAGTTCTTGTTGCAACGAAATTCACCAAAATGAATTCAGCAGCACGTACTGGCTTCAGATAGATGTCCACGATTAATTCATTGTTATCAATTGTATCAGGAGGATTATTACGATCATCACATACAATCAAATAGTCGTATACTCCAGAACGTCTCTTACATGCTTCAAAAATTGGTTCAATTGTGTCTTTGACTCTTTTTCTTGTGAAAGAAGTATTTGGTTCAAACACGAAGTACTTCATAGTACGAAGAGTTGCTCTTTCTAGAGTCAAGAACAATCTTCTCACGTTAATTCTATCAAAGGCTGTTGGTTTATTCTGCAATGTTTTTTGACCATATACTGCATAACCATCACCATTGAAGAATACTACGGGGTTTGTAGCAATTTCATAAAGTCTGTCTCTTTGTTTTTGGTTTGGATTAAATGCAATATCAAGAATGTTCCCAACATTACCTCTATTAAGCCCAGCAGGAGCAATCCAGGTTTCAGAAGCAGCATCACTTCTTCCAATTACTGCTGCAGCATAACCTGAGAAAGGCAACCAGAAGCTCTTGCCAGAGAATACGTCTGGAACCTTAACCCAGTTAGCATACACAACAGCATAATTGCTTTCAATTGTGTCAACAGCAGTTTTTAAAGGATTGTAGATGTGCTGAGTGAAGTTTTTGGTTTCATCATCAATTACTTTGCTGTTTTTTCCTTGCAAGAAAATTCCTCTAGGAGGATCAATGATTGAAATACAATCTCTTCTTGTGTTTTGAGAAAAATTCACTAAAATGTTAGCAACTGTCTGCCAATCATCATTAATATCGTCTTGTGTATGCTTGTATGCATCATTGAAGTTCTCTTCAGCATTTTCATCTTGTTGCTTAACAATGCTGTAAATAGTACTCAACCCAGCATCAACCAAAACGTCGACTGTAGTGTTTTCGGTATTTTCAATTGTTCTCAAACACTTTTCAAGCTTTAACGGCACTTCCCCAATGATTTTAGTTGCGCTAACATCTGCTGTATCTTCACGATAGATTCCTACAGGGAATAGTGCGTTACAAGCTTGTTCGCCACCTTCATCTGGGTTGTCAGAGTCACTGTCATCGGTAGCATCTATTACAATTTTAGAAGTTGGAAGAGTTGAGCCTACTGACCAAACGTGATCTTGAGAAATTTCTGGATTAACAAACATCTTGATAGCAGAAGAACCTACATTCACAATTTCTTCGATAAAGGCTGGAACGAGGGATCCACCATTTGGATTAACTACTTTACGGTTAGCATTAAACGAACCAATGAATTTCTCTGCACTAGCAATAGTTAATTTAGTAGGATCTGCAACGGATCTGCGAATCTTGAATACGCCAATAGATACGTGATCTTGATACTCTTGAGAAGCAAAACCAGAAAAACCAATTTGTTCAAGTTCTTCAGAAACTGAAGCTACTCCAGAATCAGCTTGCAATCTAGTAGCAGACAAGCTAAAATCTAAACGAGAAATAACTTCTTCTTGTGTATATTTAACAAATGTATTCGAATCTTGCAAAGAATACATGAACTTAAGTGAATCAAAATCAGGGGAGAAGTCTCCATCTACTGAAGAGTTATCGGCAATACCAACATAATAACCTTCTCCTGTCTCGTTAATTACAGACTGCAAATCGTTTAAAATAAAGAATCCTGCTGTAATGTCTATTGAGGCTGGAGTATCATCATTAGCTGGTGTAAAGGTGTATGTTGCCTCTCCTGCATCTTCAGTGGCAGTCCATGTATAATCTCCTCTAGAAATCATTAGATATTCTTCTCTTGAAATTTCTTGATTTTTTGGTTTTGTAACTGTCCAAGTATCTCCACTATTTGCTACTGGATACAGCAATAAAGAATAAGCAGAAGAAAAATTAACACCTGCGTCTGCTCCATAAGGCAATCTAATACAATTTAACACTGCAGGAGAATTTAAAATTTCTTTACAAGAATAATAAAAATAACGTTCTGCAGCAGTAGTAGGAGTGCCAAAAACTGCTTCCAATTCACTAGTAGTAGTGATCATGATAGGTTCAGCAGTTGGTCCTTGGGAAGCAAAGCCAGGAACAACTACTTGTGTTCCTGCTGGAAGTTCTGTCCTAAGGGACAAATCCTTTTCCGTTATTTGTACGCCGGGTGAG